ATCGAACAAGACCTAGGTCCAGATAAAGAATTAATCACACTTAAAGTAATGACTCCGTATCCAGCCCGCAAAACATTTCAAGCAGTTCGTCAAATGTGTTTAGGTAAAATTGAAACACTTAAAGATATGCAACTCAAAGAATCTACACTTACAAAATTATTTTAATCAAGTTATAACAAAGGTTATTATGGCTACAACTAACAAGGAAAAAACTCCCCCTAAGAACGATATCAAGTTTTCAATCACGCTCTCTGATGAACAGAAACAAGCAAAAACAAAAATCATAGAAACGCCATTTAACTTTATATTAGGTAAAGCAGGTTCTGGAAAAACATTGTTAGCAGTTCAAATTGCATTGGATATGTTTTTTAAACGACAGATAAATAAAATTATCATAACACGTCCAACTGTGTCAAATGAAGACAACGGATTTTTGCCAGGTTCGCTCAATGAAAAAATGGAACCATGGTTAGTACCAATTCGAAGCAATATGCGCAAAGTGTACAACAAACCAGAACTGCTTGAGAAAATGGAAAAAGAAGAAAACATTGAATTAGTTTCATTGGCACACTTCCGAGGACGTACATTTGATAATGCAGTTTGTATTGTGGATGAATTTCAAAACTTAACAAAAGAACAACTAAAAATGGTGTTGTCTCGTTTAGGTAAAGATAGCATTATGATACTATGTGGCGACAAATATCAAGTAGATTTAAAATTTAAAAATGATTCAGCAACTCACGAAGTTCCAAAATTACGGGACTCTAAATGGGTGAATGAAATCATACTACTAGATAATCATCGCCATGAAGCATTAGATGATATTTTGACTCGTCTAAATGATTAATACGGATATTTATATATAAAAGGCAACGAGAATGGATTATTCAGAAAACAAACCAATTTGGCCCGGTTCCTCTTCATTTACAACAGGTTCTACACCATTTGGGTTCTTTGATACAGATCCAATGTTTCAGAACCACGCAGATCGCTTTGCTAAGTATGCAGCACAGTATCTGGGTTATCCTATAATGGACGTGGAACTTTTAGATATAAACTTTTATACTGCATTTGAAGCTGCGGTACTAGAATATTCAAATCAAATTAATCAAGTTAATATTGTCAACAACTTGATTAATACTTTAGGTGTACAAACCGGATCTGATTACTTAACTGGTAATAGCGGATCGTTAACCGGTGTAAATATTGGTCAATCTTTAGGATACATTACAAAATTATCCAAAGCTTATGGTACAGAAGCCGATTCTGGGGGAACTGTAAAATGGCGCCAAGCTGTAATTGATATTGTTCCAGGGCAACAAACATACAGTATTCGTCAAGCAGTATCTGCATCATTAGCAACCGGAGGTGGTGCTTTATCTAATTCTAGTTCAATTGAAATTCGCAGAGTGTTACACAATCCTCCGCCTGCAATTGTAAGATATTTTGACCCATTCGTAGGTACCGGTTTAGGTTCACAACAACTTTTAGATTCATTTAATTTTGGCGGATTTTCACCATCAATTAGTTTCATGATGATGCCAGTGCATGCCGATTTATTAAGATTGCAGGCTATCGAATTCAATGACCAAGTACGTAAATCACATTACTCATTTGAAATACATGGTGATGACATTAAATTTTGGCCGATACCATCATACGGTACCGGATCTTCAGCATCTTCGATATTTTATAGCAAAGTGTGGATTGAATATTTGTTTGAAGAAGAAAAAAGCAAACAAGCCATTTTATTTGGTAATACAGCACTTCTACCAGGCGTTGTAAGTGACGCAGCAAATATACCATACACTAATCATCAGTACAGGACAATTAATGATATGGGGCGTTCTTGGATATTTAAATACGGAGCCGCTACCGTAAAAGAAATGTTAGGGTATGTTCGTGGTAAATATTCTAGTATTCCAATTCCAAACTCAGAAGTGACATTAAATGGCGATGCATTGGTTACTGCTGGTCAACAAGAAAAAGAAGCATTGGTAACACAGCTTCGAGAATTTTTAGCAGAATTAACCAAAGAAAAAATGTTGACTCGTCAAAATACCGAAGCAACTCAAATGACTGAAATCCTAGGCAAAGTGCCATTAAAAATATATGTTGGATAATGGAGATTACTTATGGCACTATTTGGAGGAAAACGAGACGCTAAATTTTTAGCATCTATCAATTCGGAACTATTAAATGCAATTGTAGATACAGAAATTGAATTTTTCAAATTGATTGTAGAATCTTCTGATTCAAACATGTACGGCGAATCTGAGTCAAAATCTTACTATGATTCTATTTTGATTCCATGTTTAATTACCAAAGAAACTAAAACTGCTGCGATGGATGATTATGGTCATACATATACACGTACAGCACAATTTGGTATATCTAGAGATATTTTAGAACGAGCAACATTTTATCCAGAAGTTGGTGACATCATATTCTGGGACAATGAATACTATGAAATTGATAATGTGGATGCAAATCAGTATTTTGCTGGCAAGAATCCGGAAACATGGCCAAATGGTGGCGAGCATGGATACAGTGTTTCAGTATTAGTTGATGCACATTCAACTCGTCAGACACCACAAGGAATTAAAAATTTAAGACGTGGTGGAAACAATAATTTTGCATATAAAGGATAACGATGCCTAGATTTAACAGAGAAAACATTGATCGTAAAACTAATAAACCTGAACCAGATCGCGTAGAAGGTTTAAGCCAAGATCAACTGTTGAATCGAGCATACCAAACACGCAGAGATGATGATGTTATACGATCACCAAAGCGCACATTGTATGATATTGATTTTGCAATTAAATGGTACATTGACAATGAAATACAACCACAAATAACTGCAAACGCAGAATTAGTAGCAGTCCCTGTAATTTTTGCAAATGGAGAAAAATGGGACAATGTTCGACGGTTAGGATATTTGCGAGATGAAAAAGGAATGCTTCAATCTCCACTTATCATGTTGAAACGATCCAGTGCACAAGAACGAGATTCGATGCGCACTTTAGACGTTAATCGACAAATATCTGGCAACCAACATGTATATAAAAATAGATACAATGCCCGTAACAGATACGAAGATGAATTGTTTCCTATACCAACCAATGTTCCTCAACAATCAGAAACTGTGTATATTGTTGATATTCCTAAATACATGGACATTGAATATGAAATGATGATATGGTGTGACTTTACTAATCAACTCAATGATCTGATCGATCAGATATTACCATATGGTCGATTCTTATGGGGCAATGAAGGTAATCGTTTTGAAACCGCAATTGGCGCAGCCACATTCGAAGTTACCAACACATCTGGCGAAGATCGTTTAGTTCGTGCAACTATTCCACTAACAGTAAAAGGTACTTTGCTTTCTGAACAAGAAGCCCGAATATCCACAATCAAAAAAATGTATTCGGTTAAGAAATTAACATTTGATACGGTGTTGGATCTGGATGTCGATGTGTTTAGTACTACAACAGTGCCAGTTGCTCTGCTGCAGGTATCTCAACAAATATTCAGTGGAGGAGCTGTACAAGTAAGTGGAGGAAGTTCTGGAACAATTGATGCTCAGACATTAACATACTTAACAAATTTATCAGATCGGTTAGCTACGTATTCTACCACAACTACGGTAACTGTTAGTGCATTAGCAGCACTTAATCCAGTAACTGGTGCAGCTGCTACCAAAAATGAATTCAACGTGTATATCAACGGACAGTACATTGATAAAGCAGTGTACACTTGGACACCATCCGCCACTTCAAACCAGACCATTATATTCGATACTGTGACGCTAGGTTACACCATAGATTCTACAGATACGATAATTATTAATGGAAGGTGGGCATAATGGGAAGACAGTTCAAACCCGGACAATTACAGACAGGATCTTTATATAATATTTCAGCAAGTTATGCTGTAACAGCTTCTTACGCTGCAAATGGAGGTGGAACTAGCATCAACACCGGTTCATTTGTAACTACGAGCTCATTCAATGCATTCACTGCATCTTACACAACTGGATCTTTTACTGGCTCCTTCACAGGAAATTTAATTGGTTCATCATCGTTTGCAAGTACTGCGTCCTACATTCAATTAGCTCAAAGTGCATCATATGCCCTATATGCTGTTTCAGCGTCATACGAAATAAACTACGAAACATCTTCTTCATATGCAGAAACGGCCAGCATTGCTGTTAGTTCATCCTTTGCAACTAGTGCATCTTATGCAACTAATGCTTTAAACGCGTCATATGCTGCTAATGGAGGTGTCACTCAATTATTAGCAGGCCCAAATGTTATATTATCTCCAACAAATGGTTTAGGTCAAGTAACAGTTAGTGCTACATTAAGTGGAAGTACAATTTTTAATACTGCTACGGGTTCATATGGTAGCTTTTACGATACTACAACACAAACAAATCCGGTAGCAAATATACCTCGTTCAATGTCCTTTAACTCAACGGATATTACAAACGGCGTATCAATATCAGGCTCAACATCTCCATTTGACACATATATTAAAACACAAAATGCTGGGGTATATAATATTCAATTCTCAGCACAATTAGATAAAACAGATAGTGGAGTAGATGAAGTAGTAATTTGGTTAAGAAAAAATGGAACTGATTTAACCGATTCTGCTACTACAATTACGTTAAGTGGTAATAATGATAAACAAGTTGCAGCTTGGAACTGGTTTGTACAATCAGCAGCTGATGATTATTATCAAATCATATGGAGCTCTGCTGATACTAATTTAAGATTACTAGCTGAACCTATTTCAGGCACACACCCTGGAATACCTTCAGTAATTTTAACAGCAAACCGAATAGATCAATTTTTATCAAATACAGGCTCATTTAGTGGGTCGTTTACAGGAATATTTACAGGTTCTTTATCAGGAACATCTTCATATGCTACCCAAGCATTAAGTGCATCGTATGCACCAGACACAACATTCCCATATACCGGTTCAGCCCGTATAACGGGTAGTTTAGGTGTAACAGGAAGTGTATCTTCTCGAGTAGATTCACCTTCAACAAGTTTATGGCAAACGCACTTTACTGGCGAAAGATTTGATGGATCAAGCTTGCAAGGCAGAGTTTACATAAAAACAAACTATCCTTTTGTTGAAGATTTTTATATTGGTAAAAATAACGGAAGTGCTAATAATGATACATCTACTAATGGAGGTATCCATTATAGCAATCAAGGACAATTTACTGTAAGAAACACACAAACATCTGGATTTTATGGTGTTACATTAAATGCTGATCAAAATTTAGAACAACGCGTTGGAATTGATACCGGCAGAAATAGCTTTGGGTTAGGTTGGTCATTAAGAAATTTTACAAACTCAATCGATTACGTTAATTTTGCCCATAACAGTAACAGGGTAGGTATCGGATGGAACGATAAAACTACATCACTGCTAGGTGCTACGCTAGACGTCAAGGCTACTGGATCACTATCTTCCGACATTGCCTTAAGAGTTAGAAATAGCGGAAACACATACAACATTTTATCTGTTAACGGTGATAGTAGTGTACAAATTGGATCTGACACACTAGCAAGCGGAAAATTAACAATTGCTGCTCCATCAACTGCAACACTAAATCTAGATACTGGATACTCTGTCGACACAGCAACGATTAGTATAAGTCGAAGAATTTCACCAACATACAACACAAACACGTTCCTATTCACTCACAATTCGTTTAATGACGGAAACGTACAGCCATATAAATTCCATTTTGTAAATCCATCCACGTATTGGGGATATACTGAAGCGGGATTTTCCATGATCCGTGAGGCCGGATTTATGTTCTTTAAAGATTCAGCAACAGCCGCTAATTTACAAATGAAATTAACTCCTGACAACGTATTAACAATGTATACTGGGTCATTAGGAGCTGTAGCTGTACCAACAGAAGTTCCTGTAACAGGATCTGCATTTCAATTATTTGCATCTTCATCTAACAACACCGTAGTACCAGTTTTCATTCCTAGAGATGGAAAACGGATACAATTATACGCTCAAGCAGCTGTAACATCATCTCAAGGCATTGCAGATGCACTTACCAATTTAGGATTTTTAACAGGTAGCTCAACTATCCCAGGAGTTTCATTTGGACCATTTGGCATAGCAAATACCTCAGGTTCATATACTTATTATACAACATTCTCATCATCAATGGCTGCTGCAACTAGTGGTCAAACAGTTGAAATGTTTGCTGATGTAACAGAAACTACAAACATTTCTATAGCATTAAAAAATGGAGTAAATATTAATGGTAATGGACATACTTATACTTTAAACCAGGCAGGTACTGCAAACTGTATCCAAGATGGTGGCGTAACAGTAAATTGTTCTATTTCAAATATTACGTTTAAACGATTAGGCGGTACTGCTAGTTCAACAGATACACTTTGTATGTATATTACGGGCGCATCTATAATAAAAGCATATTCAACTATTTTAATTGGTGGTGCTACAAATATGAGATGTCTTACTGTTAATAATGGATCCGCCGAAGTATATGGAATATATGCAGAAGGTTATAATCCTATAACAGTAACAAATGGAACATTAAATGATTCTACTGGAAAGTCATTAAACGGTGGTGGTATTTCAGTAGGAGCTAACGGAAAAATTGTTAAATGTATCGGGTATGGTGTAAATGTAGGAGGAATATCTAATGCTGGGCTGGCAATAGATTCTTATGGTTATGACTCAGGTGTACAAGGATTTGGTAATAGTGGAACTGCTATCAATTGTACAGGTTGGTCAGGTGGATCTGGTGGATTTGCTACTCAACCCGGTTCAACTTGTATCAATTGCACTGGATATTCTACGGCACAAATTGGATTCTTTTCCAACGGGGCTGTAAACATAACATCATGTAAAGGATACTCAGTTGCAGGAGCAGGTTTAGCAATGGTAAATGGTGCAGCATATGATTCTGTAGGGTTTAGCACAACTAGTTATGGAATATGGGTGACTAACTCGGGTGCCACGGCTACTGATTTAAGAAGTTGTAAAGCAACGTCGTTGGCAGCCATGGCTTTATTTATGAATAATACAACATCTGGCTGTAAAATTTATAATACCGAAGCATACTCAAAATGGAATAACGCCGCAGGGCATGGAGTGGTAGTAGCAGGATCTAATGCTGAAATTGTACAATGTACTATAGAAGTAACGAATGCAAGTGCAAATTGTATAAGTGGCAGCTCGGCATTAACTGCAAAATACGCCAATAATGCCTTTAAAGGATCTGCGGTAGCAGTAAATGCAAATATAACACAAGGAATAGTAAACACCCACGATAATTTTGGAAATATAATTATATAATATATATGGAAAATTTACAACAAATAGTAGTACAATTAACTACATCTCCGTTTGAAAGAGCCTTAGCACAGTATGGAACTAATTTTATACCTGATAATCAGATCGAAATAATTTATTCTGAATTATCAGATAGTGAAAAAGAAATTTGGGACGCTTTTATTACAATGAT